AAGCTCTTGAAAAAGGCGAAGCTGACAATGCCGGAGGGTCTGGTCGTCTCGGTCTCGTCGGGCAACACTCTGGCAACCGAGGATGATCCTCGCCCAGCAGCGTTGCAAATCGGTCGGCAAATGGTTGCCGCCCTTAGTAAACTAGGAGCCTAAAATAATGTCCAATATCGTCAACTTTGGTAATGCGTCACTTCCTGTGGCTAATCTCTCCTCCGCTCTGCGCTCGATCAGCGCCGACGTCCCTGCGGGCAACTCTGTCATCCTGAAAATGGACAAGACAGGCCACTGGGTATTCGGTGCTGACCAGACAGAAGTCGAAGACGGTTCGTCGTGGGCCATCAATCCTTTCTCCTTCATTCATGGGTTCATTGCGTGGGGTGACGGAGAAGTGCTTGGTGAGAAGATGGTGCCTGTCTCATCTCCTTTGCCGGAGATGGACGTAGCGCCACCCAACGCGAAACGCGGCTGGGAGACACAGGTCGGCATGAGCCTCAAGTGCCTTGATGGCGAAGACAAGGACATGGAAGCGCGCTTCTCGACGACGTCAGTCGGCGGCAAGCGCGCCGTGCAAGCCCTTGCTCTTGCGATCGCACAACAGGTCGACGCCGACCCATCAAAGCCGGTTCCGGTGATCGCGCTCAAACGCGAGCACTATCAACACAAGTCCTACGGTCGCATCTACACGCCCGTCTTTGAGATCCTGAAATGGATCGGCATGGATGGCGCAGAGGCTGCCGTTGAAGAAGAAACGCCTGCACCGACGACACGTCGTCGTCGTTCCGCAGTCTAAGGAGCAGGGGGCGGTTAAGCCAGCACTCGAGGATGTTGCACACACGGTCTTTTCTGGCTTTCTGCCGTGTCTAGTTGAGCGACCAAATCGACGCCCCCGTTTTTCCCATGAGATATTTATCAGTATGCAGCGGCATCGAAGCCGCAACTGTTGCGTGGTCAGGGCTTGGGTGGAAAGCGGTAGGTTTTTCCGAGATAGAGCCGTTTCCTTGTAAGGTGCTAAAGCACCATTATCCTACTGTGCCAAACTTTGGCGACATGACGCTTTTGCCTGAAAAAATTCGTTCTGGCGAAATTGAATCCCCTGATTTGTTGTGCGGTGGTACGCCTTGCCAAGCGTTTTCGGTTGCGGGATTGCGCCGATCGCTTGATGACGACCGTGGAAATCTTACCCTTAAATTTTGCGAGATCGCAGATGCAATCGACGAGACACGATCTGTTTCTAGTATCATTTTCTGGGAAAACGTCCCCGGAGTCCTCAACACAAAAGATAACGCATTCGGGTGCTTTCTGGGAGCACTTGCCGGCGAAGACGCACCTCTCGTCCCTTCAAGGGGGCGATGGACAAACGCGGGTTTTATTGATGGTCCCAAAAGAGCAATCGCGTGGCGAGTCCTCGACGCCCAATACTTCGGAGTGGCCCAACGACGCCGTCGTGTGTTCGTTGTCGCAAGTGCTAGAGACGACTTTGATCCCGCCTCGGTACTTTTTGAGTTCGAAGGCTTGCGCCGGGATACTCCGCCGAGCCGACAAAAGGGGCAAGAACCTTCCGCCACAATTGCAGCACGCTTTGGAATCAGTCGCAACAACTACGAAGAAGTAGTGTCTCAATATACTGAAGAAGTATCGCCCACATTGACCAAAGAAGGTACTGGCGTATCTCGTCCGGGGTTTCAAGAAGATGGGTGGTATGTTGCGGTAGCTGGGTCTCTTGATACTCAGTGTGGGGGAAGTAAATTAACCCATCAGTCCGTTGCCAATGGCCATATCGTTGCCGCTCGCATGGTTGCGTTTGGTGAATACGTTGATGATGGAACCGCCTCTTCTATGAAAGCCCGCGACTATAAGGATGCCACTGATCTTGTGGCGCAGCCAATGGTGGTTCACGGTACGCAAGACCCATGCGTGTCTGATATTGCGTTTGCACAAGGGCGCAACAATGGCGGGGAAAATGTATTGGCGCAGCCAATCGCCATTGATTACGAATTTAACTCACACGGCGTAGATCAGCCAATTGGTCCATTGTTAAAAGGTTCTCTAACGGGGGGAGGTCATCCTTTACCAGCGGTTATGCAGTCTATGGCCGTTCGTCGCCTGACCCCCCGGGAATGTGAACGCCTACAAGGTTTTCCAGATGATTATACTGCTATACCCAATGGGGCGGACGGGCCTCGATATAAGGCATTGGGCAATTCATGGGCGGTGCCTGTGGTTAAATGGATAGGAGAGCGAATTGCCCGCGCTTTGGCTTGATTTCGAGACGCGCAGCCGGTGTGATCTCCGCGAGCGGGGCGTGTACAACTACGCCCTCGACGGCTCGACCGATGTGTTGTGTATGTCCTATGCGTTCGGCGATGACGACGTCCGCACATGGACGTCCGACATGCCGTTCCCCGAGGACGTGCGTCAATTCAAAGGCCAGATCCGCGCGCATAACGCCGCGTTCGAACGTTTGATCTTCTGGCATGTTCTTGAAATGCCGTTCAAGCTCGAGCAGTTCTATTGCACCGCAGCACAAGCGCGCGCCAACTGCTTGCCAGGATCGCTTGAAGACATCGGGCGCGCCATCAGCGCGTCGATGAAGAAAGACCATCGCGGCAGTCAGCTCATCCGTTTGCTGTCGGTGCCGCGCGCTGACGGTACGTTTAATGACGACCCTACGCTGATGGCCGAGATGATCGCCTATTGCGAACAGGACGTGCGCGCCATGCGGGCGGTCAGCAAGGCCATGCGTGACCTCGCCGACGAAGAACTGCTCGACTATCACGTCAACGAGCGCGTCAATGATCGTGGCGTTCTTGTCGATCGGGCGCTCTGCGAGGCGTCAGTACGGTACGCGAATACTGAGTTGGAGGAGCTTCAAGCGTATGTCGCCAAGATTACTGATGGCGAAATCACCTCGGTGCGAAGCCCCAAGATGCGTCAATGGGTCTGGGATCGTGTTGGGTTTTCCGCGCGGCGAATGATGAACCGGCTTGATAAGCAATCAATTGACAAAACCGTCCGCGCTAACCTTCTTGCCATACCTGACCCCGAGGAAGTGCCTCACAAGGTCAAGAAGGTTATTCAGTGCGCCGACGATCTGGGGGCTTCCTCAGTCGCCAAGTTCAGCCGCTTGGCCGGATTGGCCGACGAGGAGGACGACCGCGTGCGCGGCGCGTTTGTGTTCGCCGGTGGCTCGGCCACAGGCCGCGCGTCATCCTACGGCGCGCAAGTCCATAACTTCCCTCGCAAGTGCGCCAAGGAGCCCGACAACGTCAGACAGGCGATGGTGCGCGGCCATGAGATCGTGCCGAAGTACGGCAAGCGCGTCACCGACGTCTTGAAGGGCATGCTACGCCCCGCGATCATCCCCGCCGAGGGCCATGCGCTCGTCGTGGCCGATTGGTCGTCGATCGAAGCGCGCGTCACGCCGTGGCTCTCCAACTGCCCTGCGGGCGAGGCTAAACTTGACCTGTTTGTAAGGGGAAAGGACGTTTATAAAGTTAACGCGATGTCGACCTTTCGGGTGGCCTATGAGGAGGTCACTGATGAGCAGCGGCAAATCGGCAAGGTGCAGGAACTGGCGTTAGGTTTTGCCGGCGGTGTCGGGGCGTTTGCTTCAATGGGCCGTAATTACGGCATCGTGCTGCCCGAGAGCGAAGCGAAGCGCATGGTCGACGGATGGCGCAGAGCGAACGCATGGGCGATGCCGTACTGGCAAGGGCTTGAGAGCGCCTACATGCGCGCCATGCGGAACAAAAACTACCCGATCTCGGTCGGGCGTGTGACCTATCTCTACGATGGCACGCATCTGTGGTACGCGCTGCCGTCAGGCCGCGTGTTGTGCTACCCGTTTGCACGGTTCGAAGGCGACGAGTTGACCTATCTCAAGGCTGCTTGGAAGCCTGCACAAAATGCAAAAGAATGGCCTCGTGCCCGCTTGTGGCGCGGCCTTGCTTGTGAGAACATCACTCAAGCAACGGCCAATGACCTGTTGCGTTACGCTCTTCGACAGGTCAATGCGGTGTTACATGTTCACGACGAAATTGTTCTGGAAACGTCACAGCCCGAAGAGGCTGCCGCCGAGTTGAAGCGCGTTATGACAACGCCGCCCAACTGGGCCGGAGGCTTGCCGCTTGCAGCGGAAGTCAAAATTATGCGGAGGTATGGAAAGTGAATTTCATTGAGTACATTGCGCGGATCGCGCCAGAAGGTGAGACAATCCTCTTCACCAAGCAAAAGCCCACAGGTGAGTTCCACGGCGACGGCGCGCTCAAATGCGTGTGGCCGGCTTATCTGCCGTCAAAGTACAAAGGCGACGCGGCATGGTACGCCAACACCGCGTGCTTCATCCTCGACCGTTTCAAGGACGGCAAGGTGTCAGCGGCTGCGTCCTACTGCGAGAATGTTGCTTTCATGGTGCTTGACGACATCGGCACGAAGTCAAAGACACCGCCGATCGAACCGACATGGAAGATGGAGACATCTCCCGGCAACTATCAGTGGGGCTACACGTTCGGGCTTGACGATCAGCCGCGCAAGGGTGAGTTCTCAGCCGCGATAAAGGCCATCGCTAATGCGGGCTATACCGACGGCGGCGCGATCAATCCGGTGCGTAATTTCAGACTGCCCAACTCAATCAATCTGAAGCCTGGGCGCGATAATTTCCGTTCGGTCTTGGCCGAGTTTCACCCCGAGCGCGAGTTCACGCTCGCCCAAATCTGCGAGGCTCTTGATGTCAAACCACACGAAGCAGACACCGCTAACATGTACCGCGTGCGGCTCGACGATGACGGGCGCGATGACGTCCTTGCATGGATTTATGGACGTGGTGAGATTGTCGAGGCTGCAAACGCCGAGGGATGGTTCGGGATCGTCTGCCCTAATGCGTCAGAGCATTCCGATGGTAACCCAACAGGGCGCTATCACCCGCTCAATCGGTCCTACTGTTGTTTCCACGAACACTGTGGTGATTGGAACAGCCGCCGTTTTCTTCAATGGGTAGCCGACGAAGGTGGCCCTAAGCATGAGTACGGGCTACGCGATGAGCTAGTCGCGCAGACGATGCGCCAGACCTATGAGAAAATCAACCCGACCGAGGCGTTCCCTGACGCCGCCAAGGCGCTGATCGCCGAGGTC